CAACCCTAGTGACGAATTCCATTGGATATACGATGAGGTCATAACGCGTGACGATGCAGACTTCTACCAAACCACTTATCTAGACAACCCGTTTCTAGAGGATAGTGTTATTGCAGAAATTGAAAGGCTAAAGAGTATTGACGAGAACTATTGGAGAGTCTATGGTCTAGGAGAACGCGGTCAAGCCAAGTCACTTATATTCACTTACAATGAATGTCAACAGATACCAACGTCTGCTAATCTTGTAGGCTATGGACTTGACTTTGGATACAGCGCAGATCCAACTGCTCTTATAGCGGTGTATCAAGAAGGTGACGATTTGTACGCAGACGAATTGATCTACAGGGTTGGCATGACCAATAGTGATATCTACAAGACCATTGCTTCATTGAACCTCAGCAAGTATGATCCTATATGGGGGGATAGTGCAGAACCTAAGACTATAGACGAACTACGCAGGAGAGGTCTTAATGTTAAACCGACAGCAAAGGGCAGGGACAGCATCAATATAGGTATAGACATGATCAGGAGACACAGGCTTCATGTGACCTCTAGGTCTAGCAACTTGATCAAGGAATTACGCAACTACAAGTACCACGAGGATAAGCAAGGACGAGTCACTAACAAGCCCATAGACGCCTTTAATCATGGATGTGATGCTATGCGGTATTCTATTTACAATACGCTAGCACGTCCTAATTACGGGAGGTACAGCATCCGATGAAAAAAAAATAAAAAAATTTATGTTTTATTTTTGGTATTTAAAAAACTTATGTATCTTAGCAGAGCAATGATGCAACAACAAGTAATACAAAAAGACATGAAAGTAAGAGTAAAAGTTAGTACAGGAAAGCACTATTATGAAGTCGAATACAAAGGACAGGTTTACAACCTTTGGGTAGACAAGGGCTTGGGACAATTTGATGTATTGGAGAATGTAACGTGGGACACAGATGAGTGGGAAGCGTTTTTAGATTTTGCTAACCAACGCTACGGAATCCCTTGCTAGGGATTTTGTAGTATAATTGATATACTATGAAGGAGATTCAAAACTTAGCTATAGATCTGCTAAAGGCAGACAACGTGCATGACCAACTACATGCGCTGAAAGCAATACGGGAGTATTATAATGCTAACAAGAGGCATATGGACGCAGAGGCTCTAAAGACGCCATGCGTGAAACGCACGCACATCAATTTTAAGTGGCGTGATCTAAATTGGGATCACCACGATTGGGGGTGGAATTCTGTATGGGCAGACGAGGGTGTCACACCACAGCAGGCTGTAGAACACATGCTCTACACTACAGGTGATAACGTGAACAAGCAATGGGGACGTGATCGTAAGGACGTAGAGTATAAGGACGTGGAGATAGTCTCTTATAATGAGTATGACGCTATGGTGAAAGCTACATACATGGATTAAATCTAGGGGGGTGTCAAATACCCCCTTATTTTTTTTCATTATTTTTTTGGATAATAAAAAAACTTGTGTATCTTTACAGAGTATTAACAAGCAAAAAACTAGAAAGCATGGTTACAATTTTTTACAGCCACCCAATGACTAAAGGAGGGCAGAACTACATTAACTCGATTGGAGAAGCAATCGTAGAACAACATGGTGACAAAGGATCTTGTGTTATGGGCATGAAGCTAAAGTGGAACGGCATGATATGCGCTTACCAAATAGTGCAGGGATCAATTACCAATGAATACTTTTTTAACGCTGTTATAGACGGCTTCGAGGAGCGTGGCTTTGACCGCAATGACTTTACTATTGACTTTGGTAAATTAGATTAAGATGTTTGATATAGCAATACAGAAAGGCAGCCTCACTATAGAGGTTGCCACAGAAAGCAATGACTACGACATGTTTCTAACCATAGTAGCACCTATGGAGGTTGGCTTTAAACCATTGACAAGAGGTATAAGTGTCAAAATTGAGGATACAGACGTAGAACGCGCAGAAAATATATGGTACATAGAGGGCTTAGATACAGACATGCTATGGGACTATGTGGTACGGAATGGGCTTAATGAAATAGATATTGTAGATTGGAGCAAGAACTGCCTAGACAGCCTTTTTGTAAGTCAGTTTGAGTACCTTTCCGAATATGTGCGCGAGGAGCATATACATGATTGGGTGATAGAATGGTTAGAAAAAAACATAGAAATAGCATGAGAAAGTTTACAGACGAGGTGCAGGAACTTTACAGGGAAGCCAATAGAGCCTTAGACGAGGCATGGAGCAGGAGCATAGACGATGAGGTAGTAATTGAGAATGTCAAGTTACACGCCTGCAAGATCCTAATAGAACGCCTGCTAGAAAACAATGTTGAACGCATAGGGCAAGAATAAGACTTGCATACAGAGTCACCATAAGGTGGCTTTGTCATGTCATGGCACATATGAACACTAAGACGTTATATTATTATGATCAAGGTTATAGTACCCACAGAATTAAACGACATCACGCTAGGTCAATTACAGAGATATCAAAAATTGACTGAAGGCGTAGAGGATCAAGACATACTTAGACAAACGATGTTGAGTGTGTTTTGTGATCTAGATGTTAAACACTATGACAAACTCCATGCACAGCATGTTAAGGAGATATGTCTAGGCATAGAAAGCCTATTGAATACTAAGCCTTATCATGAGCGTTTCTTTACGTTAGAAGGCGTTAAAATGGCTTTCATACCCAATCTAGACGAGATAACGATGGGTGAGTATGTAGATCTTGAAAGCGTAGGTCATGAGGTGGATAATTGGCATAGATTGATGTGCATCTTGTATAGACCGCTTCTAAAGACGTTTGGGAACAGATACGACATAGAGAACTACAAGGGTTATGATAATGCGTCACAATACAAGCAGATGCCTTTAGGAGTGGCTCTAGGTGCGGTTGTTTTTTTTTGGAATTTAGGGAGCGACTTACTTCTAGATACCCTGAAGTCTTTGAAGCAGGTGGAGAAGGACGAGGTGCTGAAAGAACATTTGCTAAAAAATGGTCTTGGTTTAGCACACTTTACGGACTCACTCAAGGAAATATCCTTAGACTTGAACAGGTCACAAATATATCCTTACACACTTGCCTCCATTGGCTTGCATATGAAGCAGACCTACAGCAATTAAATGAAACTATAGCGAAGAGAAAATGACATACTACGAAATCACAGATATTCTTTACGACATCTTAAAGGACAGCAGGGTAGGATTTTCTACGATTACTCATGGCAGTATTGAGGATGTAGACCTTGCTAGGCAGACCATATTCCCATTAGCACATATCACCCCTGCTACAGCAACGATAGGAGAGCGCACGATCACTTACAACATGAACATAGCTGTCTTAGATATAGTAGACTTCAATAAAAAAGATTTGCGTGACCAAGCCATTCCCTTCGAGGGCATAGACAATAAGATGGACGTGCTTAGTGACTTGTTGGTCAGGTTGCAAATTGCTGCAGACATCATAAACAGAAAAATAGATCTAAACAACGTAGACATAGACACCAATATCAACTGCACGCCATTCGTGGACAGGTTCGAGAATCAACTTGCAGGTTGGGAGACTACGTTTGTGATCACGCTGCCGTCTAGTGCAGTTAATCAAGGAGCGTGCTAATGAGATACCCAAGACTCACAAAAGCCCTTGAGAAGCAAGGAGAAAGAGCCGTACAGCTAGCAAAGCTAGAACTTGGTACATACAAACCAAGACCTAGTAGAACAAGCACATGGAACGGAATGTCACCTACTAGCACGAATATAAAAATGAAAAAACGCAGAGCCGTAGCTACAGGTGAATTGCAAAAGAGCATACGATACGACATTGACACTAGGGACGTGCCGTTTGTCAATATGTATTTCGAGGACTACGGGAAGTATGTAGAGGAAGGCAGAAAATCAGGAAAGGGTGTACCGCCTGCTGCTCTTAAAAAGTGGATCACTAAGGGCAAGAAGTTACGTTATTTCAATCGTAAAAAACGTCAATTTGAATCCATGACACCAAGTAAATTGAACAGCCTGATGTTTATGATCAATCGCAGCATCAAAGCGTTTGGAATACTGCCAAATCCATTTATGCTTCCTGCATTCACTAGGTCTATGACGGAGAACTTTGAAGCAATAGAAAAGGCGTATGCCGAAGATATAACAGACGAACTAACAGACTAATCATGGCACTCACTATAGTAGCACAACCTCCTGCAATATCATTGGCTAATAGCCCTATGATCTTTGACCTGCATTCTGCAGACAATGGAGAGGCAGGACACAAATACCAACTAGAGGTACGCATTTGGAAAGGAACTACAGGAAGTAAGCCTACAGATGCGACATATACTCTACAGAAACAACCGAACAGCGCAGGAAAGGCTGTATTTGATGTTTCTAGGTTGGTTAAAGAGTATCTTAAATTGACTGCTGCTTCCGAGGTTACAGATGTTTCTGTAGGAAATAAGAATAGTGAAGATGATGTCTATTGGGTAGAAGGCAAAGCTAGTGCCTCATGGACGGCAGGAAGTGACACAGCAGTCACAGGAAATATAGTCTTAGCCACTCTAGGATATAGCCTATTCAAAGACGGCGCGATCAATAGCACGCTTACAGGCTTTCCAAGACAAAACAAACTAAAGATCCATAGCACAGGCAAACTCAGCATACCGCTATTCACTACCATTGCCGACACGTTAGTCATAACAGATAGTGATTCAAACACCAAGACGTTCACATTTACTACAAACACAAACAGCAAACAGCAGGTCAGGATCTTGAACGTATCACCTAACAAGTTTAGTGGATACGGCATCAATACAACAGGTCTATTTACTTTGACATACTCATTGAGCAGCGTTGTAGTTCATACCGCGTATCTAGAAATACTATGCGAGGAACGCTATGATCCTGTGCAGTTGATCTACATTAACAGCATGGGTATGTGGGATTACATGACGTTCTTTAAGGCAAGCAGCAATACGCTAGAAGCCTCTAGAACTATGTACAAGAACAACACCCTGTCTTATGGTGATGTCAGCACAGCAGTAAGCTATAGTAGCGAGAATGGTCAAAAGATAGGCTACAACAGCAACGGATACATGAGCCACGTCTTAAACACAGGATATGTAGACGAAAGCGAGGACGTTCGTATTCGTGAACTGCTGCTTAGTGATCAAGTCATACTATACGATCAATCCAATTTTATAGGAGTAGAGATCATGAGCAACAGCCAACTGCTACAGAAAGGCGTCAATCAAAAAGTTATGAACTACACTATATCTGTGAAAGAGACAGGTCATGTGAAAAACAACGTGTATTGATGCTTAGTCTATTCGTAGGTACATCACAGGTAGAACTATTCCAAGACGAGAACGTAACCTTGACCAAGCAGGTTAAGTCAGTTCAAGAGGTTGCGGCAAAGAGTGATTTCACACAATCATTCACTATACCTGCTTCCGATCATAACAACAGCATATTTAATCACTACTATGATATTTCTATAGTAGGTGGATACAATGCACATGTCAAAGTAGATGCAAAAATAGAGGTGCATGGGCTACAGCTATTTGAAGGCGTTATAGAATTGCTAGGAGTAAGTTTCAAGGACAATCAACCGCATGACTATAGCATAGTATTCTATGGTGATATAAAGTCTCTAGCAAGCGCATTTGGGGAAGATACGCTCAAAGACTTAGACCTTAGTGCCTATGATCATACGCTCAATCAAACCAATGTAGCCAACTCATGGACGGACAACCTGTTCAGCGGTGTCATAAAGTACCCACTATGGGATCATTATGAAGGTGTTATGTATGGGGATACTGATGTAGACATACCTCACAATATAGCCATTTCAGGAAGGGGCTTTGCAATAGATGATCTTAGACCTGCCATCAAACTAAAGACACTCTTTGCTGCATGTATAACTCACGCAGGATACACATTGAACGGCACAAACCTATTTAGTGATGGGTACTTCGATGATCTATTTATGATGCCTGT